AAGGAGATAGCATGACTGTAGAATTAAAAGGTATATTCACACCACCAGCACCAGAAACAAGAGATATTGCTCATATTGAGGTTGTTCATAATGGAAATACTTATAACTGGATGGTATATACTACACAAGAAGTAGGTATTGCCGATTCTCTAGCTTCTATGGAAACTAGAATTTATGCTGAAATAGATTACAAAGAAGCTCAGTGGGCCGCATTGGAACCTAAAACAAAAACTATACAAATTCCACCAAATCCTTTAACGGGAGAAAGTACAGTTGTTGTAGATATTGCGAAAGAGGAGATAGTAAAACCAGATTATCCTGATTACTATGCTCTACGTAGAAATGAATATCCACTTCTCGGTGATCAATTGGGCGGTATATCAAAAGGTATAGATTCTGCTGAATACCAAGACATTTTGACTAAGATTCAAGCAGTGAAAGATAAGTATCCAAAACCGCCATACATATAAATACTATCAAAGAAGTTGTTATAACTCGGTAAGAAAGAACAAATGGCAGTAAATTTTCCAGCAAGTCCAACAAATAATCAGACATTTACAAGCGGTGGAATAACATGGTCTTATTCCACCTCTATTGGTGCTTGGAGAATTGTTCCTAATACTATTCAAGGCACTTCTGGTCTTCAAGGTTTTCAAGGTATTCAAGGCATTCAGGGCACTACGGGATCTCAGGGTATTCAAGGCATTCAGGGTACATTTGGTCTTCAAGGATTTCAAGGCATTCAGGGCACTAGTATTCAAGGTGCTTCAGGCGCAGGTGGTGGCGTAACAACATTCTCTGCGGGTTCAACTGGATTTACTCCATCAACAGCAACAGCAGGAGCAGTATCTCTAGCTGGTACTCTTGCGATTGCTAGTGGTGGTACAAATGGATCAGCAACACCTACGGCAGGCGCTGTTGCTTATGGCACAGGTAGTGCTTATGCTTTTACTACTGCTGGAACAACAGGGCAAGCACTTGTATCAAATGGTGGATCAGCACCTGCATTTACGACTTTGACACTTGAAAATCTTCCAGGTGCTTGGCCAAAAAAATCTGTTAGAGTAGCAACAACAGGAAGTATAACATTAAGCGGTACCCAAACAATTGACGGAGTTTCAGTTGTTGTTGGTGATCGTGTTCTTGTGAAAAATCAAGGAACAGCATCGCAAAATGGAATCTATATAGTTGCTTCTGGCAGCTGGACACGCGCGGCAGACGCAGATACGGCCGATGAAATTGCCGGCGGAACAGTAAATGTTGATCAAGGATCAACAAACTTTGGAGAACTTTTTAGAACCGATTTCTTATCAACACAAACAGTCGGTTCAAATAGTATGAACTGGTACAGAGTTGTAGATAGTGCTCAGATCGGTTCAATCGTCCAAGCATATAGCGCAAGACTTGCTGATATCGCTGGACTTTCTCCAACTGAGGATAACTTTATTGTAGGTGATGGATCAAACTGGATTCGAGCAACTCCATCAGAGGCCAGAACAGCTCTTGGTCTTGGCTCAATAGCAACACAGTCTGCCGGTTCTGTATCCATTACCGGCGGTACTATTACAGGTATTACAGACCTTCGAGTTGCAACTAGCAGTAATCTTCTTATAGGTCGAACAAATAGTACAGTTGGTCTTAATACAAGACTTGACATTAACGGCGCAGTAAACGCATCAGCGTTCCTTGTAAATGGTGTAGCAGTTGGTGGAGGTGGAGGTGTAACCTCATTCTCTGCGGGTTCGACTGGACTTAGTCCTTCTTCAGCAACGACAGGTGCTATTGTTCTTTCAGGTACTCTTGATATTGACAATGGCGGTACAGGTTCAACATCTGCATCAGGAGCAAGAAACAATCTTGGTCTTGGCTCAATAGCAACACAAGATTCAAGTTCTGTATCCATCAGTGGTGGTACTATTACGGGTATTACAGACCTTCGAGTTGCAACTAGCAGTAATCTTCTTATAGGTCGAACAAATAGTACAGTTGGTCTTAATACAAGACTTGATGTTAACGGCGCAGTAAATGCTTCCGCATTTCTTGTGAATGGTGTAGCACTTAGTGGAGGTGGAGGTGGAGGTGTAACCTCATTCTCTGCAGGTTCAACAGGACTTACACCAACAACAGCAACAACAGGTGCTGTCACTCTTGCTGGTACTCTTGATCTTGACAATGGAGGTACAGGTTCAACAACTGCATCAGGAGCAAGAACTAATCTTGGCCTTGGCTCAATCGCAACTCAATCTTCAAGTTCTGTATCCATCAGTGGTGGCTCTATTACAGGCATTACAGACCTTGCAGTTGCAGATGGCGGTACAGGTGCATCGAACAAGTCGGGTGCTCGTACCAATCTCGGCATCTCGGTTGGAACAACTGCTCCTGGTAGCCCTGCTACTGGGGATCTCTGGGTGGATACAAACTAATGACTATTAAATTTGTAGGTGGTCGTTCGGTACTGGGCAGTGACACCTCCGGCACTAACGTCAATATTCCGCTAAATTCCGGTTTGACAGGAGGCATTGAATCTTCCGTCCGAACTGGAGATATGGTCATTGTTGTCCACTCAGTCAGTTCTACAACGAACTCTACATTAACTATTAGAGATCCTTCCAGTGTGGCATACACACTCATTGGTTCTGAACTTTATTCTGACGACACTTATGATACAAACTTGCGCGTTGCTTACAAGTTTATGGGAGCAACTCCTGATGCTTCGGTTTCATTTTCTGATAACTTAGGTGGTACTAATGGGCGTATTGCAACAGCTTACGTTTTAAGGGGTGTTAACTCTACAACTCCACTTGATGTTGCTGCGGTTACAGCTACAAATACAAACACTGGTGCTGTTGATCCTCCATCAATTACTCCTGTTACTTCCGGCGCGATGGCACTTTTTTGCGGTGCTGCGGCACACAATCTTGGTAATGTCAACTTTACTATTCCTGGACTGAGTGGTACTTGGATAGCAAATTCCAACAATACTAGCAATGATTCGTCTCATGGTATCGGATATAGCATGTGGACTTCTGGTGCTATTAATCCTGCAGCATGGACTCTTACTGGTACTACCACCACGGATTCTTGGGCTTCTATAGCGATTGCACTCCGACCCGCAACGCGCGGCAACATCAAGTACTGGAACGGCACTGCATGGACAGTAAAGCCTGTAAAAGTTTGGAACGGTTCCGCATGGGTTACCGAACCTGTAAACCACTGGAACGGTTCAATATGGATTGAAACTAATTATTGAAAGGAAAAATTATGGCTGACTATACTATCAACTTCTCAATTCCCGACGAACATGTTCCGCGCATTCGTTACGCGCTTATCAAGCAGTTCGGACAGATTGCCGAAGAAGTTACCGAAGAAGTCACTGACCCAGTGACGAACGAAGTTACGACGGTTACCAACACAATCATGCGCGATCCAACCTCTGAGGAAAACCTTGAGAGAGTTCGCACGATGGCCATCAATAACATCAAGGCTATTGTAATGAGCGTTGAAGCAGAAGAAGCTGCCGCTGCTGCCCGTGCAGCAATCTCTTCTATCATTATCGAATAAAAAATTAGATAAACCAAAATTTTTTTTAATACCAGTACTATATAAATACTCTAAAAGAGGTATATAAATGGCAGTTCCATCAAATAGAGATCAACACAAAGATTGGTGCCTTAGACAGTTAGGCCATCCAGTTATTAACATCAACGTGGATGACGATCAAGTGGATGATTGTGTGGATGCGTCTCTACAATACTTTCAGGACTTTCACTTTGATGGTGTGGAACGTTGGTATCTAAAGCATCAACTCACTTCTCAAGATATCACAAATCAATATATTCCAATTACAGAAAATATTATTGGCGTAACCAGAATATTTCCAATTTCAACAACAAACGCTTCAGTCAATATGTTTGATTTGCGTTATCAGTTGCGTCTTCACGAACTCTATGATTTTACCAGCACATCATATGTAAATTACGTTTTGACCATGCAGCATATTCGCACACTTGACATGATGTTTTCTGGCGAACAACCAATTCGTTTCAATCGTCATACAGATAAGTTGTATCTTGATATGAACTGGGCAATGAATCAGCCAGGAGAATGGTTGATTATTGAAGGATTTGTCATAATTGATCCAGCAACATATACTGATGTATGGAATGATCGTATGCTTAAGCGCCTAACAACAGCATATATCAAGCGCATTTGGGGCAACAACATGAAGAAGTTTGGCGGAATGCAGCTTCCAGGCGGTGTTACCATGAACGGCCAACAAATCTATGATGAGGCTACAACCGAAATTAATGAAGTTGAACAGTTGATCCGCGATACCTACGAAGAACCACCTCAGTTTATAATGGGGTAATCAATGGCAACCTCAGTATACTTCAATAATTTTTCTCCATCTGTTATCAATGAGAATATGCTCCTTGAGGACTTGATTGTGGAATCAATCCAGATTATGGGTCATGATGTTAAATATCTTCCGAGAGAAGTGTACGATCAAACGGATGATGTTCTCGGAGAAAGTGTTAACTCCAAGTTCACACGCGCGTACGGTGTTGAGATGTATCTGGCCAACGTTGAAGGTTACGAAGGCGATGGCGATTTCTTCTCTAAGTTTGGATTGGAAATTCGTGATACTTCCAACTTTGTTGTTTCGCGCAGATCATTTGAAAAATATGTTCCATCTACAATAGCATCAAGACCACGCGAAGGCGATTTGATCTTTGTTCCTCTATTAGGAAAGATTTTTGAAATAAAGTTTGTCGAAGAAGAACTCCTATTCTTCTCACTAGGTAAAAGATCACCTTACATATACGAATTGCGTTGTGAAGTATTCCGCTTTAGCAATGAAGATTTTGAAACTGGTAATGAAGAAATCGATGATCTGGAACACTTAGCAGCATATACTGTTAGCTTGACTTTAGGTAATGGAACAGGCAATTACCACCAAGACGAGATTGTGTACCAGGGAGCAAATCTAGCTTACTCAACTGCATCTGCTGAAGCTAAACATTGGATTCCAGAAACAAAAGTTCTTGAAGTCATTAATGTCAAGGGCGATTTTGCGGCAAATAGTATTGTAATAGGCACTCAATCTAACACTCGTTATAACTTAACTTCATCCGATACTCTTGCGGACTTAGTAGATGCTGATGATTCCGATAACCGTATTATTCAGATCGAAGCTGATACCTTTATTGATTTGTCTGAAATCAATCCATTTGGAGTACCTTAATGTTAAGTAACGCATACTTCTATCATCAACTAACACGAAAGTACGTTATTCTATTTGGTAATATGTTTAATAACATTACAATCAAAAGAGTTAATAAGAACAGCGGAGTTGAAATAGAGAGATTTAAAGTTCCAATCGTTTATGCTCCAAAAGAGAAGTATTATGCGCGTCTAAGAGCTGATCCAGATTTAAATAGACCTGTTCAAGTAGTTCTACCTCGTATGTCTTTTGAGTTGACTAACTTTGCTTATGACGCATCTAGAAAACAAAACTCATTACTAAGATCAGGCGTTGCGGCTAATACTGCTACAAGAGGTGCTACACAGTATATGGGCGTGCCGTATGACTTGTCTTTCGATCTACAAATCTACGCCAGAAATGTGGATGATGGAACACATATCATAGAGCAGATTATACCATACTTTAATCCTGACTATACAGTTACAGTTGAGACTATTCCAGCGTTAGGATTCAAGAAAGATGTTCCTATCATTCTTAACAGCGTTTCAAACATAATTGAACACGAAGGAAACTTTGATGCTGTTCGTTATGTTTCATGGACTCTAAACTTTACCATGAAAGCCAATTACTATGGCCCAGTCCAGTTGCCAAAGATCATTCGCAAAGTATTTGCCAACATCTATAACGATGAAAGTTTGAAGGCTGGTAATATCGTTAGACTTAATGTGACACGACCTGCTGGAAACGGTAATTTTAAACTTGATGATGTTGTTTATCAGGGTTCAAATTACAATACAGCAAACGCTTACGGATATGTTTTGGAATGGGATAGAAACAACTTAAAACTGGTATTGGGTGGCGCACAAGGGCAATTTAATATTCAAAATACAATTAGAGGCGTATCAACAAATGCTGTTAGCACGATATCCAGTTTCGAAGTAAACCCTCTCAAATTGGTAGAAATCAAGATTGAACCAGATCCAATTGATGCTGAGCCAACAGACGATTTTGGATACGATATAACTATAACAGAGTGGCCTGAAACAGAATGAAGAATAATGATGTATTAAGCGAAGCACTTGGTATTGAAAACGCAATAGAGATTATACCGCCAAAAGCACCAGAACCTGTCATCAATACTCCACATGAAGATGATGATATCAAGGCCGACTATAATCTCTCGCGCAGAACATTCCGCGACCTTATCAACAAAGGCAACTCCGCAATGGAAAGTTTGACCGATCTTGCTAAAGAATCGGAATCTCCGCGCGCGTATGAGGTACTGGCCACCATGATGAGAACCGTTGCTGATACTACCAAAGACCTATATGATCTACAGAAGAAGACTAAGGATCTAAGAGGCGATAAGAAAGAAGAAACTGCGGTTAATGTAGAAAAGGCTATTTTTGTAGGCACTACTGCCGACTTGCTTAAGAAAATCAAGGAACAGAAAGATGAAAACCTTTAAACAGTTTTTAGAAGAACAACTTCTTGTGGCTAGAAAAAGAAGTAACGGTAAAATTCAAGTGGGCAAACCAGGTTATATTCATGTCGATCTTTTAAATACCAGAGAATCTGATAGTGGTAATTTTGATGGCGAGATGGGATTTGTACATCACGAAAACAAAAAGAAATTTATGACTAGAGACCAAGCAACATCTTACATGAAGAAAAATGAACCTAAAAATTTAAAAGTTACCAAGAAATTAAAAGATGATGGTCTACATACAAACAACATAAAAAATCATAATAAGATAAGATCGAAGTAATAATGACCAAAGGATATAACAATAACCCAAATCTTCCGCGTGAAGATTTTAGACATGCTTACACTCAAAAAGAAATGGATGAGTTCATAAAGTGTGCGGATGATCCTGTATACTTTGCCATGACTTACATGCGTATCATCAACGTTGATCGTGGTCTCATGCCATTTGATATGTGGGATTTCCAACAGGACATGTTGATGAAGTTCCATACTAATCGCTTCTCTATCTGTAAGCTTCCGCGTCAGGTTGGTAAGACAACAACATCTGTTGCTTATTTGTTACACTATATCCTGTTTAATCAAAATGTTAATGTGGCTGTTTTGGCCAACAAGTCTGCGATGGCCCGCGAAATCTTAGGTCGTCTTCAACTTTCTTTT